TCCTCTCATGAGGTGTCTAATGACTTGGTCACCAGACTCAAGCACGACAGGTGCAACAGTCACTGGTTTGACGTCTCCGACCTATACTTTGGTCGACGATGTCCCTCCGGTGGTGAATGCGAAACAGAAAACTGTCTCCGCCTTAGGCGGAACGCAGGGCTCTGCTTCGGCAAACACGATTTCGGAACCCTTTACCGCCACGTTTTACCGGCCAACTGCTGTGAAGCAGTTGCCGCCGGCGAATGCGGCGACGGGTCTCCGCGGTTCTGTACCAAATAACCAGTATCGTCTCGTCGTCCGCAAGGGCGGCGAGGCGGCTGCTGGTGTTCCCGTAACGGCCATCGCGCGTTTAACGCTCGATATCCCTGCAGGAATGGACTCGTATGATCCGGACAATGTTCGCGCTTTGGTTTCTTTCCTGGTTGGCCTTCTCAATGAAGAGAGTGCCGACCTCGCGGAAACCCTTCTCACGGGCGTTCTCTAATGAGAATTTCCACTCACTAGCAGCTTCAATCTCGAACTGCTTTAACTAAAGGACTTCTATCATGAATCCCTCAGCTGTTTGTGGTTATGTCACCCTCCTTAATGCAGAACTTGAAAATTCTGTTGTTAAGGGAGGTAATGTAGCCTGTGATATGTTATCGTACCTTTCTGCTACTTACCCTGCTCATTTTTGTGAGCAGAGTGAGATTACTTATTGGCACGGTAAAGCTATCGACACTTGGATACGTCTTACTGACGCCCAAAGGAAGATGGCTATGTCGTTACCTGTGGAGTCTCGTTTTCTCTCCCTCTGTTTCTATTTGCCTGCTTTCGCTAACGACCTTTGGGTCGAAGCGAGTAACAAAGCTCGTAGAAGTTGGATGGAGATGTTCAAGGCTTCTGAGGACGACTGGACGACAAACGATATGTCGCCCTGCGTGGACCGTCTGTGAAACGTTTCATTTGCGTTTCATTGAAGGTCTCAGCCCTCCGATTTGGGGAGCTGTGTTGTTCGATCACTTATCGCATTTCGCGATAAAATAGTCCTACTGAAAGGGAATTGAGATGGCCATCGAGCCTGTCGATTTAACTCAGTGCTTAATGGAGGATCTAGTTGAGCAAAAGCTTTACGTCAGCGATGACGGAGAGTTCGCGCCCGACTTTTCGATCAAGCAAGCAGCTGCTCAGTCGTTGTGGAACTCGTTTCTTAAGAAATTAAGAACGGGTCGCACGACTGATACTGATTTAGCTGCCCTAAACAAGTTTCTTGCATGTAATCAAGCATGTGAGACTTGGATCCCAGACATGTCCGCAATGGACGTGAAGCTGGAGGTCATACTTGGTACCGTAAGACAGTATCTCGATGACTTCTGGCACCGCGAGGGATACGCTCTTGTTGACCACGACTACGATATCCTCGCAAGAGGAGCATTCGGGCCGGGTGTCAGTATTGAGTGTAGAGGGAACGACTTCTATTCGAAGCTGTTCTCTAGCCCTTTAACGGTTTCTGATCCTTCTCTGTATGAATGGTACAGGCGCTACATCTGGAACCTTCCCGAATGGAGTATTGCGGAACAAATCCGCGCTCTTGACTTCGGGGAGCCCAAAGTAGTTGAAAGCAGTCGTCTTAGTTTTGTTCCGAAGAACGACGAGATTTCTCGGTGTATCTGTATCGAACCAACTCTGAATGTTTTCTTTCAGCTTGGGTTCGGACGGATTCTAGAAGATAGACTATATGAGAGATTTGGCATCTCTCTAAGTAGTCAACCTTTCAAGAACCGAGCTCTTGCACGCCTCGGAAGCATTACTGACGGTTTAGCTACGCTAGATCTAAGTTCTGCCTCTGATTCTATCAGCTGTAACATGTTAAGATGGCTTCTACCTCCGAGCTTTTATGCTCGTTTGGCACGCTATCGTTCTCGTGCGGTTGATGTGAAAGGGCGTGGTTCAGTTGAGTTGCATATGATCTCAACAATGGGCAACGGTTATACGTTCCCACTGCAGACCATACTATTCTCGGCTGTTGTCACGGCTTGCATGTCGTTTAGGGGGATCAACCCTCTCGCGACTTCCAGCTCATTTAAGCGTTTTCGCATTGATGAGAGATGGAGATTTGCAAGCGCCAGCGATCTTTGGAGTGTCTTCGGTGATGACATAATATGTCCGGTGGCTTGCGCCACTGACGTAGTCAGAACCTTAGCATTCCTCGGATTTAAGGTTAACCGTGATAAGTCCTTTGTCAAAGGACCGTTCCGCGAGTCATGCGGCTCCGACTTCTTTAATGGGTCGGATATCCGTGGCGTATACGTGAAAACGTTAAATACGCCGGAAGCTCGCTACTCTGTAATTAACCTGCTTGCCCGGTTTTCGACAAAAACCGGAATCGACCTCAGTAGGACGATCCGAGCGCTCATCAACACTGTTGACAAGCGCCTGATTGTCCCCCCTTGGGAAGATTTCAGCTCGGGCATCCATGTACCTGAGTCTCTTTCTCGGAATTTACCTTTGGATCAAGACACACGCTCGCGAGTTTATCTCGCGAGAGTGGCGTCTCCTCAGGTTATCCGTTTCAGAGATGGGTACATTGTCGTGCCAAGAGGGAGTAAGTCACTCGCATATAACCCTCCTGGGTTATTAGTGAGTTTGTTACAGGGCTCGATTAAGTCCGGTTCTAGCGGGGTCAGGTATGATCCCGTTAGGTATCGGACGAAACGGAGAGTGGCACCCTCTTGGGATGTCGCTTTTTTGTCAGGGCACGAGTCTCAAGACTACGGCCTTGACTGGGGACGGTTTCAGACCGTCTTGGAACAAGTGATGGAAACATCATAAGTTCTTAACTGGAATTCAAGTTCTGAATTCCTCCTGG